CTCCAGTGTCGTCAGCAGTAACTGTGCGACCGACTGTGTTGGTGGGTGTAGCAAGCCTAGACTGCACTTCTGCGACTGGCACACCAGTCAGCTGTGAAATCTGAGTAGCATTGACACTTAGTCGGTTTGCTTCATTAGCAATTTGCGTGTCTGTCAGACCAGGGGTCTGCAAATAAGCAAGGAATTGTTCTGTATTTGTGGCCATATTTATCCCCTAAAGTTCCTTTGCAAGTACAGCCCATTTCGGTTTGTACCCTTCTTCTTTCAAAAATGTCTCTGACCAGCCCCTTCGGCCTGCTAGAGTCACCCTGGTGCAGCCAACAGACTTGCCCCAGGATTCGATCAATGGTCGCATCCGTGAGAGTTCATCTAGGTCGCCACCAGCCAGAAAATAATGCAAATTCTTCAGCTGCGGATAGACAATGATCTCAGTTAACACCACCGAGTCCTTGGCCGGCCACAGCTGTAATCTGTGATCCTCAACCATCTCAGCGACATCGTCAAAATTATGTGTGCCTCCACTGTATTCTAAGGCAGCCTCCACATGGTGGCGCAGCCTGTCCAAATGTTCTTGGTCGCTCATCGCTTACCGGACGGGATGGCCTCAAGCCTCATCACACCAATACGCCAGTCAGCCAAAGTGTCGCCAGTCACCTTCACATTGACCTGACGCGCTGCAAACCGGACATCGGTCGGGTTGGCTGCCGTGTATGGCCCAAATGTGGACTGGTCACCAGTCGGGTAATTTCGGGTTTTGAATGAAACCACCGCCTCACCCAATGTCTGCTCATCTGGGACAACTTGCCTGACAGACATGATGTTGTCGCCATTGCCAAGCTGGACTGGGCCACTTTCAGCGTAAAGGCTGGCGCTGTCATAAGCAAACCCGACCTCATGTTCGTAGATGTAGCCGTCTGTGGAAACCGCCAAGGGATTGGTAAACACACCAGCATCAGTGCCAGCAGTTCTGGCCAATGTGCCTATGTTCCAGTGGTTTTCTCTGTAATTAAAGGTTACATAACTGTCATTTTCATTACTTGAGCTGCTTGGGTAATACCACCAAATCTCACCAAACTTGCTGTTATGCATTGCATAGACTTTGGATGCCTGGTTAAAGTTCATATTGCCAAAGACATAATCCGACACATCACTTGGCAGTGGCTTGACATAGCCGTCATATATCCAGAAGCCAGACTTGCTCATCCAAATGGCGGCAGTATCAATGGCCGCCACCGCTTGGGCTGAAATGAGACCGCAGCCAGAGCCAGCCTTCTCAAAGCCATAGACAAATGGCGCGCCAACATATTGCGCTGTATGCACATCGACATCTGTAAACAGTAGGTTGACACCCTTGACTCGCTTGCCGGCAATGAGTGAACCAGGCGTTGCCAGTTCATAGTCGCCTGCCTGGTTATCGCCTGCCGGTGTCCAAGTCGTATTATTCTCTTGGTCGCACCACTGCACCTTGCGTGGATTGCCACCCGCACCAAGGGCAAACATAATGCGCTCGGCAGTCACCAAGACCGCCTTATTGCCCGTAGGCGCGTTGGTAATGGCCGCGGCCAATGTGGGTGTTGTGAAACCCAATTGCCACTCATAGAGCTTGCCATCGGTGCTTGAGCAGGCAATCAAATACTCACCCCATGTGTCCATGGACCATGTGGTGGCCGCAGTAACTGATCCCAAGTCGGGTCTGGCCACGCCATAGCCAAATGAGCCATAGGTGCTGTACCCGTAGCCAGTCTTCAAAACAGCATCAGCATTGCCAGTTGCAATGCCAGTTGGTGTGATCTCTTTGAGTGTGCCAGCCTCATTCATGGCGTAGAGCTTGGATTGTGTGCCTGCTGCAATCCACCGCAAAGCGCTGTTATCGCGCCAAGTGATGAAGCCTCTGCACAGACCCGTCATCTGGCCAGCTGCACGTTTTCTCCAGCCACCCATGGGCCGCAAAGTGTTCTCGTACCAGCGCACAAGGTTTGCGTCATACCAGCGGCCTGCCGCTTGGTACTCAGTCCCGTTTCTGTAAATGCCTGGTGGTAATTTGAGTGGTATGTACATGATGGCAATTATGTTGGTTTGTTTGAGACAAAGCTCATTGTCGCAATAAGTGATGCCGTTGAGGGGTAATTGCCTGATGCTGGATAGGCTTGGATGCTGACATTGGTGCTGTCAGTCTCCCACCACAATTCGACATAATCATTTGCGTTTAAGCTCAAAAAGTAATTCCAGCCCACAATGCTATGGCCGTCAATACTGCCATGGCTGTTTGGGACTGAAATGAACCCAGTTGAGCCAGTCACCACAGTCCCATTGATCTTGAGCCAAATCCTTGCGTCATGCAGCTGCGAATCAGTGTTCTGGAATTGACCAGACCACTGCAAATTCCAAATGCCAGCGTCAGCCACTGTGATCCGTGAATTGCTTGCGACACTCACGCCATTGGCGTAGTCGACAGTATTAAATGTCATGGCGTAGGCCGTATCGACCACTGCCGCAGTTTGATCCGCAGTGCTTTGAAAAGCCCCATAGGGGTTATTCATAAACTTGCCGCCTCTTGGTCCAAACAGAGACCCCAAGACTGTTGTCAGTTTTCTGAAGTAATTATTGATTGACCCATAGTTCTCATTAAAGTGCCTGCGCTCATACCCCTCTGGGGGGAAGCCCAGACTGGGTATCGATGGGGTCTCTAATTGCTGCTTGGTGGTCATGGCCAATTATGTCAGGACAGACAGTGCATGGTTGATGTGTTTGATGCGGTCGTCTAAACCTATGAACCCACCATTGATCTTTTTGGTCAAAGTTCGGTAGTCTTGACTATCCGCATACTGGTTGAGCTTGTGGGTGTCCCAGAACCATCCGGCAGTCAGCGCTGCATACTGGGGCGTGGCCACCAGCTCTGGCTGCATGATCAGGTCCACGCCAAGCGCCTTGCCTGCATGGTGGTAGTTCGCTGACCCTGTGAGCTGGATGCACCCACGGCCTCTAAAACGATATCCATCCCCACTGGCCTCATCTCGGTTTCCCATGCGTGAGCTGTAAACAGTGTTGGCAATGAGCTTGGGGTTTCTAGCGCAGGCTTGGGCCTTGGCAGCGTCAAAGCGCTTGGGCCAAAGTTTCTGCAAAGCCTCTGCCTTGTAATTCAAGTTCTCTTCCAAGATTCTGAAGTTGCCGCACTCATGGCCACACTGGCCGATAAAGGCTGCCTGTCTCAGTGGCGTTGAAATGTCAAAGCGCTGGAAAGTCTCATTAAGCGCATCGACCCACTCTGGACCAATGTGCAGTTGCTGGAGCTGCTGACTATTGACCATTGACAAGTCTCCTTACTTCTTCGTAGGCGCTGGCGCAGGCGTTGAGCTTGGTGATAGCTTTGTCTCCTTCGGCTGCGATATCGATAAGAGCTGCAATAGTCTGTCGCTCAGATTCGCTTGCATCGGACTGGCTGGGTTGTGTATCTCCAGTGGTAGTGGTGGCACTTGCATTGTTTTGTGGACAACTTGGGGCTGGGAGGCGCAGCCGGCCAGTCCTAGCAAGCTCATGCATAGCAGACTGTTTTTTCTTGACATCATCTTGGGCCTTTCTGAGTTTCGTTTCCTGATCTTGCATCTTCTCGCCAAGCTCTTTCTCTTTCGCTCTAACTTCATCATTCTTTTGGGCAATGGCAATCTTCATGTCATTGTCCCTGTCTTGCCAGCCAAAGTGATAGCCACCTCGGTAAGAGCCAAACAAGGCAATGCCAATTGCCAGGGCGATATAGGGTAGTGGGATGCCAAACATCAGTCTGTCTCCTGTCTGGCCGCTGCCAGCTGTTCGCGCTCATGGTCATCCTCAAGATGGTCCGGTGGCGTGTCTGGTGGTGGACCAGGTGTCCAAGACTCGTCTAATTCTGGATTGGTCCACTTGGGCATAGCGCCAAATGGCTGATTTGGGATGCCGTTGGTGGTGGCATTAAACCCGTGGTTGTTGCTGTATCCATACTGGCCTTGCATGGGCTGGCACATTGGCTGGCTCATGGGTGGTGGCTGCTGCCTAGAAGTCATTGCCCGTTTTCCGATCACACCGCCAATGCCACCCACAATCAATAGAACGATATCGTTCAGCATCTTGGTGTAAGCCTGGTCAATCGGGGCCATGCTCTTGATAGGCTGGGTCACAAAGGTCACAGAGTACAAAAGAGCAATCACGATAAAGAAAAGAATCAGGGTGACAGCAAGCACCACAATGCTCCAGACCCTGACCTCGATCTCTTCAGTTGTTAGGTTTAACTTCGTCAACTTTTTTCTCCAAGATTGGTGCGACTAAATACTCAGGGCAAGTCTGGGTAAACATACATCTAGGCTTTTGGCACTCTGGCGCGTGAAATTGGTCAGGATTCTGGCACTTATAGCGATATTTTTCTTCGCAGCCAGTGAGCATTATCAAAGCAATTGCAAGCAGATATTTCATGTGTATACATCCACAGAATTAGGTTTGACCCATTGTGTCTTAATCTCTTTGGTCTTATGCGCCAGTTCTGCCTGCCTGTTCAAAATCTCCAGCTGCTTTAGATTCTGCTGATGCATCACCCTCTGGGCCTCTCTCAGCATATTGGCATTGATCTGGTAAGCCGTGATTTTCATTTTCCAAGCCCCACCTTTCCAAGCAGTAAATTGACAATTCTGTCAGATAAGTCATCAGGCAGAAACTTGAGAAAACCTAAGAAATAAAGCGCCACACACCCGTAAACGAATATCTTGAGGCACATATCAAAGGTCTTCTGATACTCATTCATCTGCCACCACATCTGCGAGTCGTTGCACAAAATTCCATCAATTCATTGACTCCAATGAACACCAGAAACAAGACAAAAGCCACACCGCCAATGATCATGGCCAGCTCATTCATTTCATCTTCTTTGGCCTTGGCAGCTTTCTCTGCCTTCTTTAAAGCGCTCAATTCTTTGGCATCAGCAAGGTCCATCTCAGCCTGTCTGGCCTTGATCTTGTTCCAGACATCGATCTTTCCGGTCTGCATGAAAAGCATTTTCAGCTCTTCCTCAAATGCTCTGGCCTGCTCCAGTGCCATCTCGATCTGCAAGGCCGTTCCCATGTTCGAGCCTTTGCCAGACTGCTTGGCTTGAAGCATGGCCTTTGTGGCCACGCTCTTTGCGTCAAACATCTTGCCAATCATTGGGGCAAGTGAGCCTAGATCATTGGCCACCTTGCTGGCCTTCTTGACCATGCTAATGGCGCTTTGTATCCCCGCCAGGGCCGTCATCGGATCGATCATTTCCTCTTCTCCCACTTGAGACAAACAACCCTCCGATTGTAGACATCACCGGTCCAAGACCACCTGGTGCATCGATATTCGGCAGTGGCTGCTAATAGGACCAGAGCATAGATCATGGCCAAAACAAAATGATGACAGTAAAGCACCAAATGATGGTGGCCGTCAGTAAGGCCGCAGCAATGAATGCTACGGCCCAGTCTTTCATAGCCCGAATATCTTCTTGATGAATTCGGCAGCCACGCCTGGTCCAAGCAAGACGGCCAAGATTGCTGCATAAAGCAAATATTCAATCTTGGTCATGCGTCTGTCGCCATCTTTTAAGGTGTTGGCGATAGAGTTATATCGCTCGGCACAGATCGCTTCATGTACCGCTAGGCGCTTGTCTGTGTCGGCATCCATGGTCATTGCACAGTCGATGTGTCTTTAGGGGTCTGAGCTTCAGCCTGGTCCTTGATCT